TACTTTCGAACCAGTAGTAGGCTTCTTAACAAGATACGGATATGTAGAGTTAACAAACACTGCATCTTCACTTGGTAACGCGGCTGACTATGTAGGTCTAGTAGGTGTTAACAGCACAAACTTAAAATTCAAGTAAGCGATTTACTTTTATTTCAAAAAGGGCGGCTTTGGTCGCCCTTTTTTTTGACTTTTTTTCCATTATAAAGTAAAATACAGTATGGAATATTGTTTTCATCACATACCTAAGACAGCAGGATCATCCTTACAATTAAGATTAGCACACAGAGAACACGTTGGACAGTTGCCTAAAGGATCAACCTTGGTTGTTTATCCATTGTATGACGGCATGAGATTCTATCGTGTAAGCGAAGATCCAAACTTTGATTTTACCCAACCTATAAAACAGGCATTCCTAAGAACTTACAAAACAGGCAATCCAGTGGGTAAGTCAACAATAGTGTGTGGTCACTACACAAATATAAGCCAACCAGGCACACACATTACATGGTTGCGTGATCCTCTGGCAAGAGATGTAAGTCATTTCAACTATGATTGCAAATATGGAAATGAACTTACTAAAGATTTTGCACAACACTTGTCAATGATGAGCGGTAACTTTGTTGTGTTATGGTTGTATGGCAAATACATAGGTCGACACGACAGTGTGGACATGAAGTCAAGATATGAAACAGTAAGAAAAGTTTTAAAAGAAAAATTTTTACGTGTTTATGACTCAGATAACTTTGAAGCAAGTTGGGATGAAGTTGCAGATATGTTGAAAATTGATAAAGAACCAAGATTAAGTTCAAATAGATCTCATAAAGATTATGAACAGGTTCAAAAATTAAATGATTTATCTGAAGACTTTAAAGTTTGGCATAGATCTTATAACAACTATGATTATCTTCTTTACGAAGAGTTTTGTAAGTAGATAAAGATTTTTTTTCACCGTCATACGTCACATAGACCAAATATAGTGTTTTTACTTGTAGATATATCTTCTAAATAATTCTGTGATTCATTTGAGTCACGGAACAAGGAGGAGATCCAATTATGGAAATCTTTAACAAAATCAAATCTGCGGCAAAGTCAATGACTGAAGTTGGCGTTGGTTTGATCGCCCTCGCGATAGTTCTTGAAGTTCTTTTCAAAGGTCAGGCAATACCTTTCCTAGGAAGCATGAACGTGATTGGGAACATATCCGGGATTGTAAAATCTTTTTCTGCTGATGGTTTAGTAGGACTTGTAGCAATGTATGTCCTATACGCTATCTACAAAAAAGGTTAGGTAATCTACAGGGCGGTGTAACGTGCATCGCCCTTTTAAACACAACTATAATTTTTTCAATATTAAAATAAATACACACAGTTCAAACGTGCCCGTCGTCATATAGATGGGACTTATGCGGAATAACCACCGCGTACCCAGGAGAACTGGGATTGGACTCCTAAAAGAGGAGAAAACAAATGGGACGACCGATAAAAAAATCTAGAATGTTAGCGTCTTTTACCCCAGGTGCAACCAGCATCATTGCTGTAAGTAATTACAGAACTGGTGGTGCAAACGTGGCTGGTACAGGATCTTACATTGTCTCACAAAGAGGATCGAAGCAATTCAAAGTACATTTGAATGATTCATCTGAAGAAGTGATGACACTAGTAACGAAGGGAACCTTAACTGACAACGGAACTTTCAACGTTCAAGTTATCTTAGATGACTCAACTGTAGCATATGTAGAGAAGTTTTACAACAACACTATCCACTACGTGACTGCGGCAGGAACGACTGGAAACGTGCCTTATTCATTAGTAACTAGTGAATCAGCGGACGAAGATCAAGTTTCAGGAAAAGGTAACATCGACATCAGAAACTTTAGTGCCACTGGCGCGGCTGATTAATAGACTAATCATTCTAGCACACGTGCTTAATGGGGGGAGTTTTTACTTCCCCCATTTTTATTATAAATATTACAAATGACAAAAATAGTAAGAACTTCAGGTGCATACACAATAGATCCGGGTAATGATGTCGTTACACTTAAAAACGGACTTTATTTCACACCGGTGGCTTTTGCAAGTTTACCGGCAAATCCAGCCAACGGTATGGTGGCATTTCTAACCACAGACGGTGCTGGTGCAACAAAAAACAAATTAGTTTACTACGAAACAACAAATAACAGATGGAGTTATGTGGTTGATGATTCAGCCGTTGCTACATCATAATAACAAATGAGATTTAAAGATATCGAAATAAACATCAAAGCATCACCCGACACAGAGGATGAAGCACTTTTACAACAACTAATAGGTGCCAAAGGTGCAAAAGTCACAACAGACACAGACGTACAAAATTCACAAAGCACTGGAGCAGAAGAAAATCCAGGCAAAGTAGCATCAGATGATCCCAACGATGCTCCAGCAGTGTATCCACTACAACAAGAAATTGAAATGAGAAAAGCAGAACTTGGCAAAGATTCTGAAACAATTGCAAACGTTACAAAAGATCAAGAAGACAAAGGACCAGAAGTAAAAGA